CCAACGAATCATCTTCATCACCGGCAAATAAAATCAACAACATGCATTCAATATCAACAGCTTTGCGATAAGCTACTGAGTAATCATCATATACAACAGGAACATCACACAAAAATACAAACGACGTGAACAAAACACCGTAGGAGAACATCATTTAATCTCCTTCCAATGCCATTCGTAAAACGAATAACCATTTCTGGTGGGCTTCTTCCAAACTGGTGGAATCGATTTCACAAGAACCGTAGTTTCACTTTCCAAAGTCATAACATCCAACCTTCTAAACAAACAGGGCTTAGGCAACGAATTTACAATTACTTTTTCATTATACTTCTTAGGCCAAGCAGACGATCCACACCATTTCCACCTACCCCACAAAGAATCTTCACAATTCCACTTGGCTCCCTTATCTCCATGATACAAATGAACCACTGGACTGCATTGTAACTTCTGGCATTCAGCAGGAATCCACTGATGGGCAAACCAACTATCAACTCCACCTGCAGACGGAAAACAAACAGGCAATTTACCCCCGGTAGATTTCAACCTACGCTCAGCATCCTCCCACCAAAACAACTGAAAAAATCCCCACGGACCACTGTCATCGTGAAACAATCCATCACGATTCCAATCAAATTTTACAATATGCCCTTCCCCGTTTTCCCACCCGTGCAAATGTTCTCTCACATTGTAATACAAAAACCTTCTCTCCAACTTATAGTTTTCTATTGCATAAACCATATCATCCGGAAAAAGAACATCACAATCTAGAAACACCACCCATTCCAAAAACTCCAAAGAATCCAATCCAGCATTCAACATCCTGCCCTTGTTAAATGCGTCCCCGAATTCCTTATAACAATCGGTAGCTACAACATCTACACCTTCACGGTTGCAGATGTCCACCACTTCCCATTGAAGCGTTCCAGTAACTACCACCAATTTATCAAACAACCTCTTCACATTGCTCAGTGTACGACTGAGCAAATTGCCCAATCCAACGCAAACCATGACCCCTTCAATATGCCCGTCCTTACGCATATCAATCTAAACTATTCTCATGAATCCAAAAACTAACTGACTCTTTCCCCAACATCAGTACGCATCGGGGAAACAACAGAAGTAGCATGAGCAACATCAACGGCCAATTCCTCAACCTTCACAATCCCAGGAACACTAGCCAACGCCTGGACCTCTACATAATCCTTTTGCCACACAACTGGAATATCCAAAACACCACCACTGCCACACAAACTCTCAGCACCATAAAATTCATCCAAATTTTTATCATCACTCCCTTCCACAACTCTGACCAGGATATTACTCCCAGTCAAATTGTGAACCCTCACTGTAGTAGCTTTATTAGTACGATTGACAAAGCCAATCAACTTAGTCCAATTCGTACCAACGCCGACTTGATTTTCAGAAACCAACGTCTTCAACATTACTCGTTCTCCTTTTTTCTAAACTGGAAAAGCCACTCGAAAAAACTACGAAAAACTCTACGAACCATTAACTGATAGTAAATTTCCTGCAATACCGCATAACACAAAATCAAAAAGAAAAAACCAACACAAATTCCCAAAAGAAAGAAACACAGCACCAAAAGTGTGCTAATCGCAAAACTAAAGGAAGTCCAACACCTTATCAAAAAAGGCTGACTGTACAAATGAATCAAAGAATCACCGATCAATCCCCTACAAGCATATCCACACACAATGAGTAACACAACAATAGACAACGACACAAAAAACCTGTAAATAGGAAGGAAATTCATTCTCCATTACCCCCATCAAAAGTATCACGAATAGGAGAAACAACATCCCCAAACTCAACCTTTTTGATTCCCTTACCAATGGGAACCTGACTTCCCCCAGTACCGGGACTTCCGCCCTTAAATCCACAACTCTTTAAAAACTCAGAACAATATTCAACAATATGACAAAGATCATCAGAAGAAATCACTACCTTATACAATTCACCTCCGGACCTACAAAAATACAAAACAATGCTCTTATTATCTAAACCTACTCCCGTAGATCGAAGCGTGTCCATAGAAACCCTTTCATTACAAAAACCTACGTAACTCCTTAACTACTTGATACACCAAAACCAAAACACGCAACCTTTCCTTAAACAAAACTTTCTTTTCCTCTTCACTACGCTTCAAATCATCATCATTCAATGGGGCAAGACCTGCAACTTCCTTCACAACGGGAAACAACTCCAAAAACTGTTTCAATTCTTCATCAAAATATCCCATGATGATCATTCCTCCAAAACACGCCTACCTTCATTCTTCTCCTTCAAAAATTCATCTAACTTATCCTCCGAAACAACTACAGTACTACTACCATCAGTCAATGTAATCTTTCCTTCTTCCTTAAACAAGATTTTCCACCTAGAAGGATCACTTAAATTTTCAACATCGCTCCTACCGCTAGACGGCATGTCTTCACGCAAAATCATGTTACTATCCTTTCTTCTTAAAAGACCAGCCACCGGAGATTTTTCTAATAATCTCTTTTTGCTACTTATAAATTGCTTAAACCTGACCTTAACATAAGGTTCTACTAAAACAACCTCCCCAGTCGAGTTAATACGTCTGTGATGACTTTTAACTAGCTTTGAACTCAATTTACCTAAACAAGGTAAACGAACCTCGTGCCCATTAGACAATGCCTCCATCATACATTCAGAAACAAGCCTTTCTAACCAGTATCCACGTTTGGGACTTATTCCCAATCGCTCAGCTAACAAAATAAACCACGGCTTCAATTAAAACCCTCCCTAGGAAAAGGACCTTCCACTCTATCAGAATGCGTAGTAGCAGTCAAATCCTCTATTCCACGAAGAATCCCAGAAGAAGTCGAAGATAAAATCTCGACTAACTTTCTTCCATCATTCCCATCCAATGATTTTCCGACAAGCCCTTCTACCCCTGCACCAGAATCCTTAGATTCCTCCACAAATTTATTCAAAAACTCTGGAGAAAACCCTGCTAAATTGGACAATAACCAATTAAACCACGCTTTCCTATTCAACCCCTCCAAATCCCCAATAATCCTATTCAAAGCGTCCATTGCCCTAATACGGGCCTCGTACAAATCCGCCTTCATCTGTTCGTCTAAGATAGACACCGGCGATTGATGAACTGAAAACCTATTCTTCGGCAAAGACGGATCAATACCCTTCAAAGCTAAGTGAATTTTCAATAAGCGTGCCCACCCTTTGGTACAACCACGTTGAACGCTTTTACATCCCCTAGCCCACCTAATGTCCTGCTGAGCCAACGCCTTGCCTGTCTCCCATCCACCTCCTTCCCGATCAAACCCAAAATACCCAGGAGGACAACGCAACGCTGCAAACAACTTCCTGATCATCAACAACACGTCATACACATTATCTGTATTACTACTGCCTTGTAACCTTTCGATTCTCGAATTACTCTCTGGAAACGTAGGCCAAAAAATATCCTCATCAATCCCTACTGGATATTGCTCATAACGATAACCTTGTTCAGTCCTTAATTGCTTTCTTTTAATCGCCTGCCTCCACGATCTGATCAAATCCATAGCTACACTAGACGGAGTACCAGCACCCACGTCCAAATAATAAACATCCCTGTCCGGATGCCTACGCAATCTGTAAATGACCAATTGATCTTCCATCATCACCACTTTCCGAAAGATCAATCTAGCGGGCCTTATCCAAGAATCCCCATAAGTTACCAACATCCGCCTACTTGCAGGACGCATATAATGAATGTAATCCCACGGCTTGCTTACCTGAGTCCCCGGAGGCAAATCAACAAGATTGTCAGACACATGCGGTCCTTCAATAAACCCAATCAGAACCCCGTTTCTTTCATGCCTTACCACGTGATAGGGAGAAACGTGCCTGATTCCATAAACACCTTTCCCAGATTCGTAAAGCAACTTCTCAAAACAATCACCATATTTCGCCATTTCTCTAACAACAGCAGGAACAATCTCCTCCGCACCCAAATCATCCAATAACGCCGTACAAATCTGCTCTAAATCCTTGTTTTCCGATTGAACCCACAACAATCTACCTGTAGCTAAATCTACTTGTGTACTATCTTCCGCTACAGCGTCTAATACACTAGCGATAATATCATGTTGATCCATGTCATCATAATCACGATAACACTGCATTCGGTCTAAAGATAACCGAAGTTTCTTTTCGTAATAGTCCCTTACATCAGTATCATAATCCGGAAGAAACCCTACCCCTCCACCAGAAACCGTAGCCCTTGGAGGTACACGCTTCCCGAAAATTCTAGCTAACAAACCAGACGGGTTTAAGTAAAACGCCATTAGAAAAACTCCACAGCATTAAGTAAAGACTCCCTATTTGCCGCAGGACCAAGATACCTCTTATTCTTTCTTTTCTCCTGATGTGCTACCAACCAATAAACAACAGCACACAAAGCATCGGAAACGTCTTTGGAACCGTATTGAGGATGATCCACTTTATCCTTAACAGAATCATACCACAAGTTAGTCAATTCCTCCCATAAAGGATCATACCTGTACATTCTCACACGCCCGGAATAAATAAAATTCCTCAATATCATGTACGGTTCGGACGTTCTGTCAACCGACAACACATCCGTAACAAAACCCAACTTGTACAATATTTGCCTGGAATCTGTACTCTGAAACTGGTCAAACGAAACAGACCTTATCGGATAACCTAATTCATTCCTAAGATAGAGAATAAAATTCCGAATTTTCCCGAAATCAATGGAGTCGCCTTCATAAGGAACCACTCTCAAGACGAAATCCATTGTAATCTTTGGGACAACGACGCCTTCGTCTTCATCCCAACCGGAAACCCACCCCATCGCAATTCCAACAGCATCAGTCGTCTCACTCAAATCACAATGAATATGTCTAACTGCATTCCCCAACTTCGGTCTAGGAATTCCCATCTGAATCGTGATGGATTCCTCCTCTAAAAACTTCTCGATTAAATTATTCTCCGGGGAGTGAAGACCTATTTTAATTACCTCTTCGCTAAACGGATGTCTCAACTCACTATCAATGCAACTTTCTAACTTGCTCCTCGTTCTAATAAACGGACTATATGGAAGTGAAGCTACACCTCCTAAATCACGTAACGCCTCTTCTATGTTGTTCTTAAATGAATCGTAGTATTCTACAGGAACTTCTAAAACCCTGGAACCTTCAGTAGGTTTATCCCCCTCCGACAAAATCCTTGAAACACGCTCTGAATCACCTACTTCCACTCGAAAAGTTTTCCCACTATACAATTCTTTAGGCTTCACTTCCCATATCGCATAGTCCGATACATAAACATCCTTCCGCCCCCTCACTTCTGCTAAATGTCTCTCCAACCACGAAGTTTCAGCGTTTCTGGAAGAAATCAGTATCATAATACCAGGAATCATTCCCCGGTACATAAACCGGCTTTCCAGACGCCTTTTACAAGCATCAAACAATTGTTGTGCTTGACTCTTCTGAGTCTCCCTGGTACTAACATCACCCCGCATGAAGTTAACTTCGTCAATCAACAGAGAAAACAAGTTTTGCCCCAATGCGTGCAACTTAGACGAACCAGCTACGACAAAAACATTTCCAGGAAACCTCAATTCAGAAGACCTTCGTATGTCCAACATCTTCTTAGTTGGGAAATACTTACGGAAATATGGAGAACCATAAACCAAACTCTCCAATACCCCATAATTATCATCCTCAGCTTTATACAGAAAGATGTTGTACAACCCGTACACTATAGGACTACCATCCATTAGCCCATAAAAATTCTGCGGATTCTTCAGACAAGACAACTCATACAATTTGTAAGCTAACGCAATCGAAGCCGCCGTAGTCTTTCCTCCTCCGATTGCTCCGGTCAAAATCCACTCTGATACCCGATGTTTTTGCAGTACTTCCGATAAGTCCTCCCTCCACCTAGGATACACGGACTTTCCAAACTTCCCTAAATAAAAATCATCATCCAAAAATTGATCCACCCCAACCGGAAACCATTTCCAATCCATCTTCAAAATAGCTTCTTCGGTTGGACTATATCCCAATTCTTTATACTCACTTACTATTTTCTGAACCAATGAGTCCTGCTCTTGCACTCCCTAATTCCTCCCGAACCTTTTGAATCAAAAACATTCTCTCCCTAGGATCGTGCGGAATGAAAACATTAACACTACCCACTGAATAAGTAGCACTCTCTTCAGAAAAATCACTTTCTCCAGTAAGAGAATCAATTGTCTTATTCAAATTGCCACTAAAATAATTAGCAACCGCCACCAAATCACGTACCGGAACATCCGGCTCCTTGGATTTAGTCATCAGTATAGAATCCAAAGCATCTACCGCCTTAAACAACCGGAGAACCCTTGCCGTCCTATATTCTCTAGCCAAACCCAACACATCACCGTTCTTAGTCAGAACCATCCGATGATATTCTTCCCAATCGCTTATACCATGAGCTTGTAAATGCTTAAGCGACAGTCTTTTGAATTCACGTCCACAAATCATACACTTCGTTTCGCTCATGGTCTCAGTCCTTTACTACACTAACTCCCAATACTTTTAACCTCATGTTAACTTCATCTAAAATTTTCCGAATCTTAACTAAATCCATCCGATAACGCTTAGACAACTCACTAATATCTACCCCTTCTTGAAAATCACACCAAATCGAAATTTTCTCTACCAAAGATTCCATTTTCTCTTTATCGGGAACCCTTATCACTTGACCACCAAAAATCTCTAAAAACTTCCATACTTTATCCCCAAAAATGTCATACATTTCTGGGAAAAACTGAGTATCGGATAACAACATCAAAAAAGCGTACAGAACATCAATCTCCCTCCCCAACCTTCTACAATACAAACGAAATCCTCTACGATACAAATCTATCCCAAGCATTCCTCAACCTCGTATTCCTCTAAAAAGACTCCCCCAGAAAAATATTCCGACATAACCCATTTAGCCATCAAAGAAACGAAACTATACAAATGAGACACATCATCAACACTAAACCAGCTACGTAACAACTCCCAATCACTAACCCCATCAAAATAAAACTGAACCGCCGTTTTCAAAGCCAAATCATCATAACCCCATCTGTTGTACATCAATGCCCGCTTATAAACACATCTAGGCAACTCCTCTTCCATAGCACGTAAACTAACAATTGAAAAAACACTAGGTTGCCTTCTCTTGAAAACACATGGATAAGAATTATCTTTTCGTTTGTAATCTCTGAAAAAATTGGAAATTACCGACCTAATGACAGAAATAATTACGTTCCACAATGAACCATCTGATAACCCCAACAAAACCTTCTTGTCTTTCTTCCTAAAATAAACCCACATCCTAAACAAACACAACGAACAAACGTCCTCTACATCATTTGAATCATAATCGCTTGACATCCCCCTATAAACACAGGACACTAGAGGAACAACTTCCTTACAAAAAGTTTCCCACAAAGACTTATCAAAATCGGAAAACAACCACGCCCTTAAGGACCTGATTACCCTTTCCGCCGAATGCCTACGTCCTATGAATGAATCATATAAAAGCACCCTTCATCCTCCATGAACACGTAAGTATTCAGCAATCCTAATAAGAACATCCGGATTCGGTCCAACAATCCTATCAAAAAGAATCCCTATATCACTTACCTTACCCATGTATGACAAAGAATCGCACAGCACATAATAATAACCCCTAACAACGTCCCTCCCAACCCCAAATGACTTGGACAAAACATCACAACACAAAGTATCCACACTGACCTTCCTATTAACCAAATCCAAAAGAAACAAGACTATAGTACAATCTCTTAACCAGCATTCCCAATCCTCTTTATACCCCGACCATTTCATATCTCATCCTACCACTACAACGGTCGAAAACAACTAAGACAGAAATTCAAATTGTTCAGCAAATCTCCAGCAAACGCACAAGACCTGAACTTCTTAATAGAACCTACAGACATCACTACATCATAAACCGAACACCTTTTCGGTAGTTGAACAACACTATGCAAACATTCATCTTTTTCTTTCTTCGACCTGCACAAAGAATCAAACATTCTAACCATATACATTAACGAATCATCCACAAAGATATTCTTGGACCTTTCCAGCAAAGAAAACATCCGAATAAAATCTTCTTTAACCAAAACTAACTTGTTTTTCAAAGAATCAAAGAACACCTCTCTACTTGTACTCTTTGCAGGAACTCTACCTGTACCTACTACAATAGAATCAACACCATCCGAAACTAAACGTAAACAAGGACCAACTCTAACATACGTAATGCGATATTCAAACCACACCCCATCTAAAACACCATCCTTACTAGAACTATCATAAAACAAAGCACTCCTAAACATCTTATCAAAACCAAAGGAGTACAAATCCTTCCACTCTCCCATAAAACCACGAACAAAATCCAAAAAATCACTAAACTTACAATAAAACAATTCTGGATTAAAAATATCCACTACAGTATCACCAGCAACGCAAACCCCTACACGATCCAGCTTATCTAAGCAATTCCTAATAAAAACACAAGATTCTTCAGACTCCCATTTATCATACAATTCTTTCAGAGGTATTTTGTACACATTGCAAAACCTAAGAACCGATCTATCACTCATGTAATAAGATTTTCCATAAATCACAAAAAACAACCTACCTTCACGCTTTTCAACTTCAATATCCTTTCCCAAAACAACTAACTCATTCCCCACCATCTACATCCCTTCCTACATAAAAACCAACATCGTTGCCATTGAAACCAAAACTCAATTTGAACTCAAACGGGGATTCAAACAAAGCCACTCTAGAAACCACTTTACAAAACCTTTCTGCAAGCTCCCCAAAATCCGAAACCACTACCGACAACTTCAACGGATTCTTTCTTTTAATAGCACAACCACAAGAAGGCAGTGCATTCCGAAGCCTAATCCTATAACCTAACTTAGACATCCCACAATATACACACTTATCCACAAAAACACGAACAACCACCCCGTCTAAAGGAAGAACCCCCAATTGATAAAAGAACGCAAACGTAGTGGGATCAATCCATTTATTATTTCTCAAACACCATTCAGCATAAACCAATGCCGCTACAGAACCGTACAACCGAAAAACACTCTCTATCCACCAAAACGGTCTAAACTCCCTTATCAAAAATTCGACATATTCATCAGAAAGACAATCTACACCATTCCACAACACTTTTTTACACTTGTCATACAACTCCACGTATTTCAAATGACTTTCAAAACTCAAATGACCCAACCAATCGTCCGGCATTCTCCTAGGCAAACTCAATCTACAATCACGCTTCACTTCAAGAAACCCTTTACGTACAAGTACTCAACTACCTTAAGAATGTGCTTACACAACGCAGGAATCTTCCATGGATTAGCCGGTCTCGTTTTAGACCTAGGTGGAGGATACTTCGCACCATATAACGCTTTATTCACTTGATCATAATAACCCCACCTAAACCTAAAATCTGGACAGGAACAACGTACATTTACGTCATGATCCCTAGTTACCGGCCTAACATAGAATGTGTAACCCTTATACACAATCTTCAGATTGCCTGGCCCTTCGATTTCATCAAAAGACACATTCTTAAACTGCAAAGACACCCTATAACTTACCCCCTTCGTAGATTGCGACGTTACGTTAGCAAAAACCATAAGGGTACGCACCCCCTTCATGGGGACAACAACAACATCCTGCACAGTCATTCCCCCCAAACGAATCCTAGGCCGAACGGATGTCAAATAATCGACTAACTCGTTTGTGGATAATTCTAAAATCAACATTCTGACTTAAGTAGGAATAAACGTTTACTTCCTATCAGAAACACCTCCGATCATAGTATCTTCGTCGTCAACTTCGGGAACCCCTTCGATTGCCGATCCCCTGACAATCACAATCTCTTTTCCGGCCTGAATCCCCAATTTCACAAATTGTTTCTGCACATCACACACCATGATCTGAGCAATCCGCTTACCATCTTCGGTCTTCAGATCGACAAATTGTCCGATACCTCTTTTAACAATCAGCATAGAAACTCCTCCACGAAACAAGGAAACAAAACGAAACGAACCAAAACCGATTCTTCCCAGATTCCCTAACGAATCCTTTCCACTAAATCAATAAGCCTAAGTCTCTCACACATGTAGGTCCCCGGAAACCACTTAAATTCCTTATTTCCTAACACTCCCATAGATACATCATAAGGACTTCTACACCTAGGAAGATTCCCTTCTTCTACGAAAACTCCCCCGTAATCACATTCCCATATTTCCCCAACAATATATAACTGTTCAGCAAAATTCCTGGCTACGTCCAAATCGACAAAAACAGTTAAATAATAACCTAACTCCGCTAACCATTCAGGAGCTTCGATCCATACTTCTTCTTCTACTCCAGGAAGGTACAATACCTGAGCTTCACCATAAACACAGGAAGAATATAAATTAACCCCCACTCTCTTCACTACTTTATAAAGGCTCATTTAACCAACACGCCTTTTATTTTATCAATCAACTGACTTGCATCAAAACTCACGACGTTATCAAACAAATCAGCAACCATAACAAACCACCAAAACAAGTCATCTATGGAAAACCCAAAATTACCATGAGACAAAAATCCCATCAAAATCTTCTCAGGGTCCTTCTCCCCCTCCATACCAGCAATCAAAGCCGAAAGACCGCACTCCGTCCGTACCATTATAACACAACCATTAACCACAAAAAACCCCCACTCAACCTTCATTGAAAAATTATCACCAACACAAATAGCGACATTTTCAGAAGTCAACTCGAACCGAAAATCTCCAATCCTTCCTACATCCCCTTCCAAAATATCCCCCTTCCCATTAAACCACAAAGACCCCATAACAAATACCTTTCAAAAAAAAATCAATCCACTTCCACCACAGTCCCCAACTTGTACTCTTGTATATCAGTATTCAGTAAAAACTGAAAACCTAAATCCTTAGCCAACTTCAAAAGCATCCTCCTGGTCCGACTCTTGTAATCACTCCCACGAATGTTCTTCCAAGGTTCATCCAAAACCAAAATCTTTCTCTTCCCTGATAGTATTATACACGCCAACCTAAGAGCAAAAGAGGCCACATCCAAAATTCCACCACCCACTTCCCCCATAGGATCATCTCTGCGAACCCCATCTTTTTCAAAAACTAGGAAAACCTCCGTCTTACCTCGCCCTCGATTAACTACAATCTTAAAATCGTAAATATCACCAAAAACAACATTCAAACACTCTGCTACTACACTCTCTATTCTCTTGCACAAACTGTCCTGGATAGACATCACTACGGATTGTACAACTTTTTGTGCCTCCGCTAAACACGACACTTTATCCCTAACTACATTTAATTCTTCCTCAATCTCTCCTACAGAACGCTCTAACGACCTTCGGTCGGCAAGCAGATTGTTTATGACATCTCCGAAAAACTTCAACTTAGTATCCATACTAACTCCCTCCCCCAAACTTCTTCAATTCATCAGACCACCTAGCTTCAAAGCTATTCATCATATCATTAAACTTTCTCTCCAAATCTTCCACTTCCTTCAGCAATTCATCAATCTTAGCTTCGGCATCCTCCACACTACTACACCCATATTCATCCTTGAGCGTAGATAACAACTGTGATAAAGCACCTTCTGCCTTATCACGTTCTTTCCGCCATTTATCAACCGCATTCTTCAACTCACCAAATTTCTTCATGTCAATCATTATATACACTCCTCCAAAGCGTCAAAAATTTCCTTTGCAACACGATCATCTACTTCTTTGTTTTCGACTAAACGATTTATGACACTAACGAAATCAATCTTGTTCAATTCCAATTCCGACAACTCCTTCATAAAATCTCCCAAACGAACGTCATCAGCAGAGTCATCTTCATCTTCACCATTAACACCGTCTAACATCCATTCATAATCAACACCCTTATCAATTTCCTCTTGATAAACGCTACCATCAGACATTAACACACCAACACGAACAGGATAATTACGCTCAGCTAACGACCTCTTCAACAAACATCCACAATTCCAAACAACACAACCGTTGTCTAATTTTAAATCAAAAGGAGCATGATTATCACCAATAACTGCCACGTCAAAATTCCCAAAGAAATCCTTAAATCTTTCCACGTGAGAATCTTCCGTAACCCCATCATAACAAGCATTACCATACCATAAATACTTGTGAACAACTGCCAGCTTTAAACCGTCAAAATTCTCCAAAACGTCCCTAAGCTCACTAGACACAACTAAATCACTACCCCAAGGAAAACCACACAACAACAACTTAACTCCGTTCGAGTCCACCACCTTGTAAGAACTACCTAAATCATCGACAACTCCAGCCTTGACCAAAGTGCAGTACGCAGACTTCTCCAATTCATCTAACTGGTGATAAGGTAAATCATGCTGACCAGGAATCGAATAAAAAGGTACAGGCAAATGATCAATTGCCCAATTCACTAACTGCGGATAACTTTTCCACCGATGAAAAACGTCTCCAGCACAAATCACACAATGATTAACATTAACTAACTCCCTAATCACACCTAAAACCCTGCCCATTTCATCATACCAATCGCTCACCACCCTTCTACCAGGAGGTTCGTGATTCAAATGCAAATCAGCACACAAAACAGCAACCGGCTTAGCCATGACAAACTCCACTATACAACCTGCTTAAATCCAAATGACCACCACAAACTGGACAAATCCCACCAATACTTTCAAACAAAACCCTCTCCGCTTTCTCCAAACGCTCCCCACACTCTACTAAAGAAACCTGCGCCTCCCTGATCTTCTTAACTAAATCAACCAAACTAGACATTCTATTCTTCACTGCAACAATCTCTTCCAAAATAATATCAAAACCAGACATGTCAGGAACCTCAGTCCTGACCAAAACACAACATTCTTTCAATTCAGCAACAATGTTTAGCAACCTTCGCAACTTGTTACTGATAGAAACTAAATTATCTCCGACAGAAACTAATTCCTCAGAATCAGAAACTAACCGCTTACACCTATCTAGACTTTCCGACAAAAGACGTAATTTTTCTGTCGATTTCTTCAAAGAATTTAGTCGGTCCGTAGATTTTCGTAACTCTTCACTTAACTTCCCTAATTGATCGAAGTCCCTTTTAATATCATCAACGAACGAAAGATCATCATAACGCTTTCGCAACTCCGTTAACTTCTTCTCCAGTAATTCTTCTTCAGTTTTTAACTTTCTATGCTTAGACTTCAATACGGACAAAACCTTGTCCATCACGTCTAAATCAACAATCTCATTGATTCTCTTGGCTATTTCTCCAGGAGTCAAACAGAACCAAAATGGACCGTCATGTTGCCCTTGAAAATTTTCCTCCCCTAAGTTAAAAAGAAGCGCCACTTCTTCGGGAACATCAGTACCAACAGAATCCAACCTATTTCCATCCACAATATAGCAATTTTCACCGTCTCCCTTAATCCTATACACCCACTTCCCATCTACCTTAACACGGACAGAAACGCTACTTTCACCATCCTTTATAAACGAACTGCCCAACGGTCTATTGAAAACAACCCACTTCAACGCCCTAATGATAGCAGACTTGCCGCTATCACTAGGTCCTACAATCGCAGTAACCTCCTTGTCTAGCTTTATTCTAGTCAAATCATGACACTGAAAATTCACCAACTCCAAATGGCTAATCACAACAAACCTCCGTAATACAAAAAAACAACAACCTCCATACTATTAACGCAATTCAGATTCAATCAACTTCTGGCTTTGTAATAAAAGATACAAAGACTTATATTCCCGATCATTAGGCTTCACTGTCTTAATACACTCTAACAGTAACTACATCCCTCCAAAGTTATAAACGGAACCAGTCTCAGGCACAAACCACGTTACCTTAGTGATGCTACCTTCCCGTTCCATCGCAAGGGCTTCACCTACATTAGACGCAACCCTTACACCAACAAACTCAAACTTTCTTCCTGCATGACTACCTTTGGTTAACTCCGAATAAGCATTCTCAAGGGTATCAACTCTAAACCCTCCTTTGTACTCCTTTACACCACTACTCAAGTAGTACAAATAAATACTATCAACATCACCAATGATGATAGAATCCTGTTTATACCCTTTAGCAATATCAACCAACCGATTAACAAATTCATCAAAATCGTTACCAGCAGCACCTTTCTCCCGGAAAGGAACCATCAAAGATTGTTCATAATAGGCTTCACCTGTTTCCGGGTTTTTCCAAACACCAAGTAACTCGATAAACCCATAACCAAGCGCCCTGATTTTCGCCTTCAATTCTCTATAACGCTTTGCTTCTACTTCCGGATCAAGATTCTTGTTCGACGACAAAATAACAAATCCCCTCTTGACATAAGCATGAGCAAAAACTCTGCCCAAACTAGACTCGTACAGGTAATCACCACAACGAAATTTAACACCGCCAGCATTAAAACTTTTGTATTCGTGCTTAGCCATCTGAATATCTCCTATAAAAAGTTAACGCCTACTTCTAACCAAACCGTACTCCACCAAAAGACGGTTCCACTCGTTAAAACTAATTTCATCTTCATCTACAAACCACCGATTAACCCCTTCCCACGGCAATTTCACCAAACGCAAATTACGTTCTATCAACTCCCTACTAGATTCGATCCTGTCAAAAAGCCTCCCCTTAAGACTCCCAGATAAATACCTAATCGCAGTCTTTTCACCTACACCCCTTACACCATCAACACCATCCGAAGGACACCCAGCTATGGCCTTCACCATAGGCCACAAACTAGGCTCTATCCCCCACTCTTTACAAAACGACTCACGACTGTACACCCCCTTCCCTGGAATGTACATAATCACAGTATTATCCAATAATTGATACAAGTCATTATCAGAAGAAACAATAACAACATTCTTTCCCATCAACACATCCACCACCGACGCAACAACATCGTCAGCCTCGTAACCCTCCTGACAAAACAAGTTGCGAAACCCTAACTCAGGTAAACGTTCAACACGAAAAACTTCCAAACCTTCCTTCAACGAATCTAACAGACGCTTCCTTTCATCTGTCAAAGGCTTTCTGTTAGACTTATATCCAGGAAAAAACTCCCTTCTCTTTCTATTCCCTCCATCAAAACACCATACCAATTTCCTAGTAGAAAACAACTCCGACAACTTCAACACCGACCGCATAACCCCATAAATAACACCAACAACCTCTCCCAAAAAGACTCCTTCGCTTACTGCAAAAAAACTCCTGTAAGCCAGCCCACTAACATCTATCAACAACCATTGCTCAAACATTGTTATTTCGCTAAATACCACCGGTCTTCAAAGTTATCAAACCACCCAAAACGTCCTTTTTGACGTACAACGAATCCAACACTGCTTTGCAAAAGGTTTCTTCTTCTTCCGCCTTTATCAATTCCTCTTGTAACGCACGCACATCCGGACATGACGCAACAGCAGATTGAACCGCACTCTCAGTAATTTTGTCCAACCCGTACAGCCCAGGAGAACGCCGAACCTCCAAATCCTTAGAACCCTCAAGTACCTTCAACTTCAACTTAATCTTCATAACTTCGGTTTGTGCCTGGGCTAACTTATTCCCCCACTCCAAAATCAACGATGGTAAATTGCGCAACTCTTCGACTAGAGAATCGCCAACAACCACCTTACCAACCAAATCGTTAACATCAAACATTACTCTACACCTCCTTATTAAGCTCACGTTCTGATAAATAACACCGACAACGCCTATTACACTCAGCAATCAACAATGCGTCAGCCAGCCAATTAGTTACCTTAATGTTCGGAAACAACTCTTGTGCCCTGGACTTCTTTACAATCTTTTCCCCCTTACACTTCATTATTGCCTGCCAACGTTGAGGCCGAATCACATCAAAAGGAATCCGATTACCAATTAACGCCATCCTAATACCACCATAATTCATGCCAAACTTGAATGACGAAATAGAACCCCTCATTTCCTTCGGCAAAGCAGTAATTTCTTCCAAGTAGAAAAATATCCCAGGAAAAAATGTCGATACATACGAAAGTAACTCCCAAGTATCTTTTTCCGTCCCCATCTTCTCCTTCACAAGAACATCCCCGTCTTTGGAAAGCACCACAATACCACCACTTTTACCTGGATCAATTCCTCCGAAATACATGATTACACCTCCTCAACATTCTTCCGACTTAAAATCACCTTCTTATTCCCGTCAACCATGCCTGCAGAAATCCCATTGCTTATGGTATAAAAAACTACCCACACCAAAGGAACCAACAAAAAAGTGAAAAAATAAACATACACTATAATCTTGACTACATCCCAAAAAACTAAATTCATAAAAATCCCCCTATTACTAAGTTGAAACTATTACCAGAAAGAAGTATAAAAACTTTCAACATCCTCAATACTTTCAATATCACCATGCACGTCAAACAAAACGTCTGTCTTCTTCTTGTTCTTCTTCGCTTTTGCCCTATTCAAAAATTTGGACAAAACATCACAACACAAAGTATTCACACTGACCTTCCTATTCCAAGCAATCTCCTTCAGACCTTCAATTAAATCCTCAGTAGTCCTAACGTACAAAACTTTCACCGGTCTAGATTTTTCTTTCGACTTCGACTTAACCACAGATAATCCCCTTACTTACCACGAACGTAATCGTTTGCCTCAAAGACAATAGCATTACACAACCAGACGATTTTATCCCATACATCAAAATCCCAATTATCCCCTATCCCAGAAACCAAATCCAACCCAACATCACACAACCATCTAATCCTGCTCGCCGATAAACTCCTGTCGTCAGCTAATACATCACGAAGCATGGATAACCACTTCACCAGTCTCTTACACCTGCCTCCTACACCAGCTTCACCTGCTCCAGGAACATAAGAATCCCTTTTAATGCTCTGAACTATTCCCTCTACACTACTCTTCAAATCGATCCCTCTACTCTCAACATCGTGATCAAAGTCATCACGACTCTTCCTATATTTATCACGTTTGAAACGATTCCAACTCAAAGCAACACCTCCACGAAATAAACTACTATAAATATCTAGACTTACGAATTACTGAACAAGATTCCTCAATCTCATTCCACACCTTTCCAACCATTTGCTTTAACGAATCCTCCAAATCGTTTTCCTCTATAACCCGAATCAATTCCTCCCTTCTCATTTTCTTACCATTCAAATCTCCAAAATCAGAAACTGTGATATACCCCTTGGAATCCTCCCAAACACCTTCATCTACTAAAAAATCAACACAACCTCCAATGTCGTCAATTCCGTAGGAATGATAAATCGGAACTACTACTGTCCTGTCCCTCCCTGTAACCCTATTTTTCTTCACGTGGACTTTACTATATATCCCAATCTCACGCTTCTTCCCTCTAACTACCTTCTCGATAGAACCCTTCACACTAGACCAAACCACCAGAGTAGCATAAAACAAAAGCGCCCTACCTCCACTATAGGTGGATTTCTGAAATAAATCAAAACTATCCCTGGTCTGATTCAAAATGATTAGAATACTCTTGGTATCCCGTAATGGCCCCATCAGCCTTCGCAACGAAGAAGAATGTACCTTAGCTTTAGCATCGCCATAACTGCCAGAAGCCTCTTTCCCTTTTCTATGAGCGTCCTTATGCTCCGAAAACTTGTCTATCTCAAAAGAAGACGACAACGAATCCTGACTATCCAAAACGTAAATAAAAGGCTTCCTTTCATTCAACGCATCGTCCACGTGATAGTAAAAATCCTCTACAGTAGTACTGTACACTGGATTCCCTTCTTCATCGAATCCAGGAGGTTCCAATCTTTCCACTACCTTCCTTCCAAAAAACTTTTCAATGTCTAAAAGAACACCTCCTTCAACATCATCATAGATCAACCGATAATCGTTAAAAACCGGATTCCTACATGCCTCAGCAAGACAAGTAAGACCCATAAATGTCTTCCCACTTCTGGAATCACCTACCAGAAAATGGTATCTACCCCGCACAAAACCACCACCAATAGTACCAGTGCACGCAAGATTCACCAGCGTACTACCAGAACTCAAAAAATCTTCCGGACCCAAGTCCACAACATGACTTTTACAGAGCATTTCCTTAATACGATCTAATGAATCACTCATAACCAAAAACTCCACAACAAACCAATAACAACCTTACAATCATTCATCATCCGGAACGCTAAACTTCCTTCCAGATTTGAACTTCTCTATCTTCTTCCTAATCTTATCAACATCAAAAGGGATAGAATCGTCTTCCTCCTCCTCCTCCTCTACATCTTCACGATCCACATTTTTCTTTTCGACTCCCTTTTTCCCCTTTACAACAGTCCATTCATCAGCTTCATCTTCTCCAGTACCTTCACTCCCTTCTTTCTCTTTCTCTTCCTCTTCCTCTTCCTCTTCCTCCTTAACAAAACCATCCACCCCATCATCTTCATCGGAATCACCAAAAGCATCATGCTTATAAACATAATTCTTCCCACCAGATGGAGGAGCTTTAATTCTTACCCCATCATCCTCTTCCTCTTCCTCTTCCTCTTCCATTTTCCACGAAACTTCGTCAACAGCACTTCCTCTGTGCTCCTCACTATCTTCATTTTCATCCTCGTATTCATCCGACTTCTTCTTAACAACCTTTTTAGGCACCATCGCTACCTCTTCCTGGTCGCCCTGCTCCTCTTCCGACACAATACCACCGTACTTCTTAGGCTTAGCCGAATCCTTTACCGGCTTTGCAACGGGGGACTTCTTGGAAGGACCCAATCGACCCTTCAGAGAAATCATCCCTTCCGAATCTTCATCATACTGTTCAAAAGGTAACAACAACGCCTTCGCTTCATCATAACTCACACGTTGAATCAAATCATCCAAACAAATATCATGATCAAGCAAGCTCAGATCAAGACCCTCACTACGTGGCTTGAAATCAATACTGGTAGCATTCAAAAACGAATAATTACCAGCCTGCTCTTCGGTAAAAACAACCCTCAAAGTAGAACCAGCATTCCAATCGTCAAAATCTCGAATATGAGTATCGTCTTCATCAGCAGTCTGACGACGCCGCTCCAACAACAACCCGAAAGTATGATAACTTGTCTCCCACAACTGTACACCTTTCCGGGGTTCTCCGTGATCAAAAACCAACCACAACTGACGCTCTTTCGGTTTCAGCGCAGTCAAAATAGACTCTTCAATTTCCGGATTGCGTGCAAGTTTAGCCCTCAAATCACAAACCGCACAAGGCTCCCCAAACGTTTTTGCCATGCACACTACGGATTCCCCATTCACACCAATCGAACGATGTGCCCAATAGGTTCTCTCGTAGTACCAATAGCCACACTCCGCATAGGGATTGCTTTTCACTTCGTAAGGAATAATATCAATTTTGTACACTCCGGCCTTCGGAGTGAACACGTACACCCCTTCTGGTACAGTAAACGCAAAACCTCCGTGTCGATGCAACGCATCACGCTTCGAACTCCCAGCCCTACGACGTTGATCCCTACCGAACCGATCACCACCTCTTTCAACCTTCATGCTTCTCCCTTTCTTTTTTGCAAGAACCCTCTAGAAACAATTCACGTCCACGAAAATAAGCATACGTGCCTATTTTAACGCACAAATAAACTACCCAAGGCACAAAAAACGTACCGACCAAAAATGCCAGAATAATCCAGAACAAAAACTCCGACATATTACATTCCCGACCTCATTCTACCTTTACGTAACAATCTCTTCCTAGCATCTTCCAATTCTTCTCCTTCTAACTCTCCACGTACTTTAGGTTCACTGAAATATCCAGCTAAATAAAGCTCCACTAGTTTTTCTAACGCCTTCTTTCTGTGCTCAAGCGCCCCGACTACCGATTCATAAATATCCACTTTATGTTTTGTATCTAACAAATGCTTACGTACCCTCTTATACTCTGGAAGTGTAGGTATCACCGCCGATACAGCCGCTTCCGTCAGCTTCTTTATTCCGTATGCAGAAGGATCAGTCCTAACCCTCTGATCTATCTCCGCCCTAACAACTTCCATATTATTTTTAGCAACTTCATACTCTTGCCTTGCGTCCGAAAGTACACATGCGTACCGAAAAAACAACAATGGTTGCCTCATCCATTCCTTATCCAATTCATCCGGATTTATCTGTAAATCAAATTCCAAACTATCCAAACTCTTGTCCATTTAAAAACCCTCAACATGCCCCCCATTATTTATCATACGACACAAACCCAAAAACTTCCATACAAAATTTACCCATTATTCACAACATCATAACACGCCAAAACCAAACCAGCGTAACGACTCTCATACCACGGTCTTGTGAACGACGCTATCACGTTCGCAGCCCTCTCACAATTCTTCCCAGATAACAAGACCTTAACAGCATAGGACAACACTATCCTACGCATTTCGTCAACTCTGTTCTCTATCTCCTCTATCTTCTTTAACACCTCCACTACATCCATCCACCTGCTACCAGGTTTCATCAACACCCTAGCCAAGTCAATAGCTTGCGCAACC